GAAGCAGCTACTTCTGGAACTGCGGTTGGTGATACTCATACGGCAGCAACCAAGACACAGGCAACCATTACAGGGGAAGACCCACTAACTCCATTAGTAGTAGTNGGACACGCAACCTCTGGTTCNTATGCAATCAAGAATGTTGTGGTCGATGCAGAAGATTCCTTAAAGAACAAAATTCTATTAACAGACGATTATAAGAACGTCTTTGATAAGATACCAACTACCCAAGAGATTCGTTCTGCATTAAGAAATTCTGGTTCTCGTGATACCGTTGGTAGTATTCTTGTTTCAGAAGAAAGACTCAATCCAGACTTCAAGACAAAGACACCACCGTCAATTGGAAGAACTGCAAAGAAATCTCCATCCTCTAGATTTGGATTCGAACCGATTGGTAATGCACTAGAGAATAGAGGTAAGAGGTTCACACCATGATAATTTTAGTAGACCCAGTATATAATCCAGAATTTCAGAGTTCCATTAACTCTGCAACTAGACTAGCGCCAGGCGTTACGATTGCAAAGTTTCTTGGTGCATATGGTGACAGGACATCCTTTAATCACGTTGAGAGTGAATCAACAAGAAAACAAATTGCAAGAAATTTATATCTTCAATCAGAAGCAATGAGAATCATTAACGGTAANACTAAAAACTTTAGTAAGGTTAGATTGATTGTCTCGGAAGGTTTATATGACCTAAAGTCTGCTGATGCGGGTAATGATACTATGACTAAGAAATCCGATGGTCGTTTAGTATATTATCAAGTAATCGACAGAGAAGGAAAGATTGACCTAGAAAAGACTTTTGATGTTGCAGAGTACTGGAAAGACTACATTAATTTTGGTACACTTTATTTAGATTACGACACATATAATCCAGATAAAACACTTACGGGTCAGATAGGTTTAGAGTTTCCAACCGTTCCAAGTAGTTTTGACATTACCTTTAAAAATAACGTTGATACTTATTTTAATAATGAGTTAACTAGTAAAAATGAATTGGTAGAAATTAAAGAAAGAGACTAAAAAAGGTTATAAATAGAAGTATGGCAATACGTAGAGCGTTCGCACAAGAAGATACTAACCTCCAGTCTGCTACGGTAACGACTAGTAGGGAGAGGCAGTATTCTGATATAGACCTTTCATTTAAGGTGAAACCTACCAGTGGAGAAATCTTCAAGAAGGTAGATGGAGCCGCAGTGAAACAGGCAATCAAGACCCTAGTTATGACAAATAGACTAGAGAAACCTTTTCGTCCCGATTTTGGTGGAGACGTGCAAGGACAGTTGTTCGAACTAGCGGATAGAGGACGGTCTTCTATTCTACGTAGAGGTATTATACAGAATATAGAAGTATATGAACCCAGAGCAGAAGTTCTTAATGTGATTGTAAAAATGCAACCTGATAGACACAGTCTGGACGTAACTATTAAATTTAAGGTAGTGAATACAACGGAAGAAGTAGAATTCACAACAACACTTGCAAGGTTAAGATAACATGGCGACAACAATAAAATCAACCTCATTAGATTTTGATGCAATCAAAAATAATCTAAAGACGTTTCTGGCAGAGAAAAACGAATTCTCAGACTTTAACTTTGAAGCATCTGGACTGTCAAATATCTTAGATGTCCTTGCATACAATACACACTACAATGGTCTGACCGCTAACTTTGCACTCAATGAATCTTTCCTTGGAACTGCACAATTACGTAGTTCTCTTGTGTCTCTTTCAGAAGGTATAGGATATATTCCAGATTCTAAAACGTCTTCTCAAGCACTCATTAAGATGTCTGTTAATTTAAGTGGTGTCGCAGGACGTACCGCAACATTACAGATACCTAGTGGATTCAAATTTAATGCAACTGTTGATACCACAGAATATGTATTCCAGACCCTAGAAAATTTAAGTGCAACTGATAACGGTGAAGGTCTTTACATATTTAAAGATGCTGCTGGCAGTGACACTATTAAAGTGTTTGAGGGAACAGAAAGAACAAAGACTTTCCTCATAACAAGAAANGAAGAGAACGCAGTTTANATTATTCCAGACGTAAATATGGATATTGATACTGCGGTAGTTCGTGTTTATGAAACAGCGGGTGCGTCTGCATTCTCTACATATACAAATTTACTTAAAGCAACAACAATTAGTGTTGCATCAACATTATATATTCTAAAAGAATCCCCGAATGGATTCTTTGAATTATCATTTGGTAATGGAACTACTTTGGGTAGAGCTCCAGATGCGGGTAACAAAGTTGTTCTGANTTACCTTGCGGCAACTGGGCCTGCATCTGATACCGCTAAAGTCTTTGAACCACAATCTGGTATCAATGTGGCGGGTAGTAACTATTCGGTTACCGTTAGCACTGTCGCAAATGCAGTTGGTGGGGGTGAGAAAGAATCACTCGAATCCATTCGTAAAGTTGCACCGTTTCAATATGCAACTCAGAACCGAATGGTAACTGCGGTAGATTACTCTACTCTAGTACTGAGAAACTTCTCTACACTTATTAAAGATATTCAATCATTTGGTGGTGAAGATGCAATCAACCCAGAATTTGGGACAGTTATTATGTCGGTACTGTTCAATTCAGATGTAGATGCAGCAACCGAAGCAGTAACAAAACAATCAATCCTAGACCTTTCTAACCAATTGTCTGTTGCATCATTTAATTTAAAGTTTAGTGACCCAGTAAAAACTTTCATTGAGACAGAAGTATTCTTCCAATTCAACCCTAACTTGACAACACTTTCTAGGAATACAATCCAAGATAGTGTCAATACAATAATTACTAATTACTTCACAGAAAACACAGGTAAGTTTGGTCAATCATTTAGACGTTCGAATCTATTAACTTTAGTAGATGACGTAAGTCCTGCTATCTTATCATCTCGTGCAACAGTTAAAATGCAGAGAAGATTCTCACCTACATTAACTAAGATTCAAGACCACACTCTGAGATTTGCAGCATCAATTGCTGAGTTCGATGACAAAAACTATATAGTTACTTCAAACGCATTTACTTATAAAAACAAAGTATGTATTGTTAGAAACAAACTAAATTCTAATAAGTTAGAAGTCTTTAACCAAAATGACCGTATTGTTATAGTAGACAACGTAGGTTCATTCTCTACTGATACTGTAAGTATAGTTGGACTACAGATAGATAACTTTAGTGGTGCAGAATCATTTATTAAAGTAACTGCGGTAGCAGCGAATCAAAGTGCAATCACACCGTTTAGAGAAGATATTATTGAACATGACAAATCTCAATCCTTTAGTCGTATTGTAGATGTGGATAGCGGAGTCACAAATTAATGGCAATAAACCATCCACATGGCAAGAACGATACTCTGATTGATTTGAATAGGAGGGATATTACCTTCCCTAAAAATCAAATCCAAGAGATTCTTCCTGAATTCTTTAAAGGTACGTATCCAAAACTCATAAGTCTTTTGGAGGAGTACTATCATTTTGAGNCGGGGTCTGATTCTCCTTCTCGTTTGATTAGTGAGTTGTTNCTTAATCGTGATATTACTCAGAATGATATAGAACTTCTATCCTTTATTGAAGACGAACTTCTATTGGGTCAATCTTTCTTCGAAGGATTTGCGGACAAACGTGCTGCAGCAAANTATTCAAACACATTATATCGTTCAAAAGGAACATTGTATTCAATACAACAATTCTTTAGGACGTTCTTTTCCATTGACCCAGACGTAATTTATACTAAGAAAAATGTATTTAAGGTCGGAGAAGAAGACTCTAAGATTGGTTTTAACTCTCAGAAGTTTATAACTGATAACAGATTATATCAAACTTTTGCATTACTTATCAAATCAGAGATTGCAGAAACACAATGGAAAGAACCGTATAAGTTGTTCGTCCATCCTGCTGGCATGTTTGTTGGTAGTGAGGTACAAATTGTATCTCAAGCAAAGGATGAGATAACTGCTCCTTTGGTTCTGGCCGAACCACCCCCACCAATTACTATTGAAAATACAGGGGCGTTTAATGTGTTACCAACACTAGATTTAACTGCAATTGTTGATGACCTATATAGTGATTCAGATGGTGTGTTAAGTAGAATTAATGCAGAACTTACTGATATCAGAGGGTTCAGACCAAATACTATACAGACTATTGAAAATCAGTATTCATCATTGAGAGAAGCACAAACTGCAACATCTCCAACATTTGATGATTCTGACGAATTTGAAACAAATGGTATGGATTTATCAAACCATTTCCATTGGGAAACAATAGACCAAGAGAAACATATTTTTTACAGTGCAGATAGTGACCAATACCTAAAAAGTTTTACATTGTAGTGTAAAATACTTATAAATAGATTAAATAGACGGATTATCAAATGGCGAAACAACTACTAAACAGAGGAATAACAGCAAACGATGGTACAGGTGATACCTTACGTACTGCTGCTCAAAAAATAAACGAGAACTTTGCAGAACTCTACACCTCTATTGGTGGAGATTCTGCTACTGCGAACGTAAAACTTGCAGCGAGTGGAGCAATCTTCGAAGGATTGGCATCAAATGCCCATCAAACTGTACTTTCTCCAGTTGAACCAACACAAGATAATACCGTCTATATTCCAGATGACAGTGGAACATTAATATTAGACTCTTGTGCTCAGACGTTGACCAACAAGACTATTCTTGTTCCGACACTAACAACACCTAAGATTAGAGATGCGAATGCGAGTCATACGTACAATGTACTAGTAGGTGACATTAGTGCGAACCGTAATATTTCACTACCCGCACTACAAAGTAATGATGAATTTGTGTTTGCAAATGCAACTCAAACATTACTTAATAAGACTATCGGTGGGTTGACAGTTAATAACCCCGTGTTTGGTGGTATTTCTGGTGGTTCAATTCTGTTCGATAGTGCAGATAATGAATATTTAAAGTTTGTAAAGACTGCAAGTGCGGTAAACTTTGTCACAATGACAAACAGTGCCACAGGCAATAGTCCATCAATAGATGTAGACGGTGGTGACACAAATATTAGTCTTGAACTTGCCGCAAAAGGTACTGGTGCAGTTGAAATCAAAAACAAACTTGTTCTAGAAAAAGGAACAGATGTTGCTTCTACTACTGCTATAGATATGAATGAACCATTAACAGTNTTTAACTCTGGTTCACAAATNCTTCCAACTATCGGAGATGGAACAATTCAAGGGGAAGTAAAATACTTCAGTAACGTTNGTNCNGGTGAAGCAAGACTTACTGTAGGTGGTACTTCAAATATCTATGGTGTAGGTAATAATGGCCATATCTCTTTCGGACAAGGTGACGGATGTATACTAGTATGGAACTCAACTAAAAGCAAATGGTTTTTCGTGTCAAATAATGGCACAACAATAGGGTAATTGAAATGGCGATTATAACTCAAGATTTAAAGAAACAAGTATTAAAGGATATCAAAACAGATTTTGATGCCGCAGGAGAAAATTACTTTGCAGTAATAGGTCGTTCCGAAGATTGGAATGATTCTGACATAGCGCCAACTGCCATAAGTTCTGCAAGAGAAGAAAGAAACTTTCGTCTTGGAGTACAATCTGCAAAAAACATTATTGATTTATCCTTTGTTGTTCCCAGATACAACTGGTCTTCTGGTGCAATCTATTCCGCATACGATGATGCACAAGTAGGTTATCCTGCTCAGTCATACTATGTTATGAATGACAATAACCAAGTATACATGTGTATTCAACAATCTAAAAATGCGGCAGGACAATCACAGGTATCTAGTGTTCAACCGACTGGTAATACAACTGGTGTTGCATTTGATACCGCAGATGGTTACATTTGGAAATTCTTATATTCTATCAGTGCTTTAGACGCAAACAAATATAT